TATTATAGGGTATCGTAATGGCACGTTTTGCGACAGGTAAGGATGCTTGGGGGATCTCAGATAGATCTGGTTTCCGTTACCGCTTGCGTGATATGAAGCGCGAATGGACTGGAATGCTGGTTGGCCCTGATGAGTTCGAGGAAAAACACCCTCAGCTTGAGCCAATTAGAAGCCTGCCAGACGCAGAGGCTATCAGGGATCCTCGCCCTGACACAAGAACTGAGCCAGCAGTAGAACAATTGCTCGGCATCAACCCATTCAAATCAGGGGCTAGTGGTAGCGCCTTAGTTACTGTTATAGAGCCATCTCATGGCAGAACTACTGGTGATACCGTAAGATTTAGGAAAGCGGAGGGCTTTGATGGTTTTACTGAGTCTGTATTGGAAAACGCAAGCGGCTATGCAATCACTGTGGTTGATGTTAACTCGTACACTTTCACGGCGTCATCAGGGACAGCAACCGAAGGTAGTAGACGCGGGGGCGGTCAAAATGCGACCGCTGGCCCCGTCACGTTGGAGAATTAAATGAGTTTTACATACGCCCAATTGAAAACAGCAATTCAAGACTACACAGAGAACACAGAAACGTCTTTTGTGACAAATCTTCCTGTGTTTATTAGGGCTTCAGAAGAGCGTATCTTCAAACTTGTTGACCTTGAATTGTTTCGCAAGAACGCAACATCTGCCCTAACAACGTCTGACCCTTATTTGTCCGTTCCATCTGACTATTTGTCTTCTTTTTCGCTTTCAATTACTAATGGCAGTTCAAAAGAATTCTTATTACAGAAAGATGTGAATTTTTTGCAGGAGCATAGCCCCAATTCTTCATCTACTGGAACCCCTAAATATTACGCTTTTTTTGACATCGACAACTTTATTGTAGCCCCTACACCTGATAGCAATTACGCAGTTGAACTGCATTATTACTATCGCCCCGCATCATTAACGGCTGGGTCTGATAGCGGCACAACATGGTTGAGCGAGAATGCTCCAAATGCGCTTCTTTACGGATCGCTCGTAGAAGCGTATATTTACATGAAAGGTGAAGCTGACGTTCTTGCTATGTATGAAAAGCAATTTAGTGAGGCTTTATCGCGCATCAAGGATCTGGCCGAGGCCAGGGAAAACAATGACGCATATCGGCGGGGACTTCCCGACAGGCCACGGACATAGGAGTAGATCATGGCAACAAGTAACGCGGCAACCACATATCTTGAACATGCAGTTCTCGACTTCTTGTTCAAAAATAACTCTGAGGCTTTTGCATCGCCTGGCGACAGCATTTACATTGGCCTTGCAACAGCAGTTTCAGATGCCGAAGCAGGCACCGTGACTGAAGTAAACACGACTACTGAAGACGCTAACTATAGCCGACAGCAGGTAGCGGCCTCTGGTTGGACACTTGCTTCTAGTGCAACTGATGCTCAGACAGTAACCAACGCATCTAACATCGAGTATTCAGCATCAAGCGGGATTGCTTCGTATACGGTTACTCATGTGTTTATTGCTGACGCTTCCACAAGCGGCAACATCCTGTTTATTGGCGCACTTGATGCGAATAAGACGATTGCTTCAGGCGACATCTTCCGCATCAATGCAGGTAACCTAACTGTTGAGTTGAAGTAATATGGCATTAGTCCTTTCTGATAGAGTCAAAGAGACTACAACAACCACAGGCACTGGCACATACACTTTGGCTGGTGCCGTTGGGGGATTTGAGTCTTTTAACTCTATTGGAAATGGCAACACCACTTATTATGGTTGCACCGATGGCACTGATTGGGAAGTTGGTATTGGCACCTACACTTCTAGCGGAACTACGCTGGCAAGAACCACGATCCTGCAATCGAGTAACGGCGATGCCGCAGTGAATTGGTCTGCTGGGACTCGTACAATTTTCTGTACACTTCCTGCTGAGAAGATTGTCAACACGGACAACCTTCAATCTGAAGGCAATAATTATTTTGACCCATTAGGAGAGGCGGTAGCACTCGCTATTGCTTTAGGATAATACGATGGCAAACTCTTTCAAATCTAAGACAGACACTGCTATAGGCACTAGCGCAGCGACTGTATATACATGCCCCTCTTCGACTGAGACAACAATCATTGGGCTGACCGTAGCAAACATTATCACAAGTCAGGTTGAGGTAGATGTTCAACTTGATGCGAGTACCAGAACTTCTGGAGCGCAGGATAGTGTGTACATTATCAAGGATGCACCTGTGCCAGTTGGGTCATCTTTGGTTGTTATCGGCGGAGATCAAAAAGTTGTTATGGAGCCAGGTGATACCTTAAAGGTAACATCCAACACGGCGTCTTCCGCTGATGTGGTGTTATCTATTCTTGAAATTACATAAGGAACATCGCTATGGGATACATAGGTGCAGGACCAACACGCTTCAACACTGCTGATAGCCTAAACATCAATGGCGATGGCGCAACTGTCACTGGGATCAAAGACGAAGACAACATGGCATCTGACAGTGCCGTCAAACTCGCCACTCAGCAATCCATCAAAGCATATGTAGACAGCCAGATTGGTGCCAACAATGAACTGTCAGAGGTTCTTGCTAACGGCAACACCACTGGCGGTAATAACATTGCATTTGCTGACAACGACAAGGCCATCTTTGGTGCTGGCAGTGACCTTCAGATTTATCACAATGGCAATGACAGCGTTGTGCGTGATGCTGGGACTGGCGACTTGCTTCTTGCAGGTTCAACTAATGTTAAAATAACAACAAGTGGCTTTGGTGAAACTATGGCAGAGTTTGCCACCAACGGTGCGGCAACTCTTTACTACGACAACGCCGCCAAACTCGCCACCACATCATCTGGCATTGACGTAACTGGCACGGTGACGGCTGATGGGCTGACGGTTGATAGTTCAACAGGCATCACAGTTAATGGCCCGTCAAGCAGTGATGGTAAGTTAAACCTTGTTGCGTATGCTGGAACACAAAACGCAGAAGCCAGAATACTTGCGGCTAGAGGCGCAACAAGCGGCACAGATAGCCGCCTAAAGTTTTACACAAACAACGGCACGTCATTAGTTGAACGTATTGATATTAACGACAACGGCGATATTGCATTTATGTCCGATAACGGCACAACGCAAGGTCTGTATTGGGACGCCTCCGCACAGGCATTAGGGCTGGGGACTACATCGCCTAGCAATGCTTTAACAATAGAATCCTCTGGCAGTAATTTTGCAACAATGCGTTTGGAAGCGCCTAGCAACACAACCCCTGCGGCCTTTCAAATTCGTGCGCACGATGGCCTTTTTGACATACGAGACGCTAACAACAGCGCAATCCGAATGACCATTGACAGTAGCGGCAACGTGGGCATCGGAACTGCATCTCCGACTGCTGACTTGCATATCTCATACGGCTCTGGCTCTGGCTTGCTTGTTGAAGACACAACAAACAGCCCATCAGTAAAGTCTGTAGTTACATCAGGCAATACAGAAAGTTACTTTGGCGCAACATCAAATCACCCCCTTGTCTTCCTTCAAAATAATACAGAACGGATGCGGATTGATTCGTCAGGCAATGTTGCAATTGGCGACAGTGTTGCAGAAGCAAAACTTCACGTTAAATCCTCTGGCACTGCTGGCTTAAATATCTCACAGGGTGTAAAGATTGAAGGGCTAGGTGTAGGCGCAAATGGCGATGCCGCTTGTCTTTCTTTTGCGGCAGGGGACGCTCAAGTAAAAGGAGCAGTAACTTTTACAAGAAATAGTTCATATGGGCGTGGCTATATGAGTTTCTTAGTAAATGGAGATGCAAGTTACACCAACCCATCTACTAGCGATGAACGGATGCGCATCACATCAGGCGGTAACGTGGGCATCGGGACATCACCTCTAGCCAAATTTCACGTTGATAACACAAACTCTGCTTTTTATATGGGCTATGGTGGCAACGAAGATATTTACCTTCAGACCACAAACGGCAATGTGTTGTTCACAGACAAGGGTGCAACAACGGAACGGATGCGGGTAGATTCGTCAGGCAATCTGCTGGTGGGTAAGACATCAGACACCTATAATACTGCTGGCTCTGTAATCAGGGCTAGTGGCATGATTAGGGCGACTGTATCAGGCGATGCGGCGGCACAATTTAACAGGCTGACCAGTGATGGCACTTTACTTAACTTTTCTCGTTCTGGAAGCACCGTAGGCTCTGTTTCTGTCACTACCACAGGCACAACCTACAACACCACATCAGACATACGCCTAAAGACCGACATCGCACCAATCGCAGATGCCACAGACAAACTGATGTCGATGAACGCAGTATCGCACAAGTGGAAGGCAGAGCCTGACGCTGATGCGGTGGTTGGCTTTATCGCTCAAGAGATGGCAGAGATTGTGCCAGAGGCGGTGAGCAAAGGCGAGGGCGAAGATGATATGTGGTCTATGGATTACGGTCGCATCACGCCTGTGCTTGTAGCGGCGTTGCAAGATGCACATAAGAAGATTGAACAACTGGAACAGCGTATCGCTGAGATGGAGGCTAACTGATGGCTGTATCATTAAATCCAAACGGTTTGACGCTAGGTTCAACAACGGTTGACGATTGGAATGACGCTGGTGTTTGGACTTTGATTGAGGCTGTTGACTTTTCTTCTTACGTCTCATCAGTTGATTTTACCACAGGCATAAATAGCACCTATGACACTTATATGTTGATTGGTTCTGGTATGCACACGAACAATGCCGCAACAGAGGCTTGCGTCCAAGCGTATGTAAATGGTGCGTGGCAAACGTCTAACTATATGGTTATCTCTCAACGAATTATTCGCACAAGCACAAATGCTAATAACCAAGACACAACAAATTATACAGACTGCCTTTCAACGTCATACTTGAACCCTAAAGGTGGCTCAAATCAAGGCGTGGATTTCAAGGTTATTTTCAACAACCCATCTAGCACCAGTTATCGGGTGCAAGCGATGGGTGAGTGGTGGGGCGAAGATAATGCCGTCAACCTTGTTTATAACAATTGCGCTGGTGTTTATCGCGGCGGCAATCAAGCAATGACAGGTATTCGGTTGCGTATCCGAAACGGCGTTTCATTCAACGGTTACAAAGTCGCTTTATATGGCTTAAAGTATTCGTGAGGTTAGTATGACTAAAATGCACATAAAAAATGGTCAATTTGTAGAGATGACACCAGAAGAGGAAGCGGCATTTGACGCTGATACATCTGTATTTGAGGCCAACGATACGGTTCGCTGGATGCAAGAGTTACGCAATGAGCGTAATCGCCTCTTGGCTGAGACAGACTATTGGGATGCGTCTGATACGCCCGACATGACCCAAGAGCAGATTGACTACCGCCAAGCATTGCGTGATATAACTAATACCTATTCATCATTGGATGATGTTATCTGGCCTGTAAAACCGTAGGAGTAGTAAATGTCACGAGCAAGAGATTTAGCAAACATTGCAGATGGCGACATCACTGGATCACTGACGCTTGACGGCCTCACTGTTGCTGGCAATGTCAGCGTAGACGGCGGCACGATTAAACTGGACGGCAATTATCCGACAGGCACAGGCAACGTAGCGTTGGGTGATGGTGCGCTTGATGACGCAAGTTTATCGGGCAGTTATAATGTTGCGTTAGGTGGATCTGCGCTTACGGCTAACACTACCGCATCCAACAATACGGCTGTTGGTTTTCAATCTCTACTCTCCAACACAACTGGCACAGGCAACACCGCCGTTGGTACTAGCGCATTGGATGCGAACACAACAGCACAATACAATACTGGAGTTGGTCAAAATGCTTTGGGGGCAACGACTACTGGTAGCAATAACACTGCTGTCGGCCTAAACGCCGCTGACGCAAACACAACTGGCGCAAACAATACTGCAATGGGTGTGTCTGCTCTTGGAGCAAGCACTACGGCAAACAACAATACGGCTATTGGTTATGCGTCACTTGAGGCAAACACCACAGGCTTTAGCAACGCCGCTTTAGGCGGTCGTTCACTTGATGATAATACAACTGGCTCACAGAATACGGCGTTGGGCTATCAAGCATTGTCGGCGAATACTACGGCAAACAACAATACGGCGGTTGGCTTTCAGTCTCTGTACGCAAACACCACTGGCACATCCAATGTTGCTGTAGGTAAATCAACGCTTGATGCTAATACTGACGGTAATAGAAACACAGGGTTAGGCGAGAGTGCTTTAGGTTCTAACACTTCGGGCGATAACAACACTGCTGTTGGTCAAGGGGCGTTGTTTGGAAATACTACAGCAAATAACAATACAGCCGTAGGATATCAAACTCTTGTTTCTAACACCACAGGCACAGGCAACGTGGCAGTTGGTTCGCTATCTGCTGATGCAAATACTACTGGGAGTTTCAACACTGGGCTTGGTTATAATGCCTTAACCGCAAACACTACTGCTGGTCACAACACAGCATTAGGTTATAACGCCCTTTCTAGTTCAAACGCCGCACAGAATACCGCCATCGGCTCTGGTGCTATGTCATCTAACACGTCAGGCGCAAGCAATGTGGCTGTAGGTTATTTGTCACTAGGCACTAATAGCACCGCAGACAACAACACCGCTGTTGGTTATTATTCGTTGAATCAAAACTCCACAGGCTTTGGCAATGTGGCTGTGGGTAAGGATGCCTTACAGTTTAATACGACAGGCACTCTTAATGTCGCTATTGGCGCACAGGCTCTAGAAGATAATACAACGGCAAGTAACAATGTGGGTGTTGGATATTTTGCGATAGCCAATAATACCACTGGCGCAAACAACACAGCGTTAGGTAATCTCTCATTAGCCTCAAACACCACCGCATCAAACAATACGGCTGTAGGACATCAGTCATCTTACTCAAATACAACTGGCACTGAATTAGCATCATTTGGTAGATGGTCTATGTACTATAACACCACTGGCAGTTATAACACAGCGGTTGGTTACTCTGCTATGCAGTCTAATACCTCTGGTAGTAACAATTCGGCATTTGGCAGATATGCGCTGTTTTCAAACACCACAGGCGCAGGTAATGCGGCGTTTGGCTACCGTGCGTTAAGTTCTTATAGCGGCAATTACAACACTGCACTTGGCGCAGACGCACTTCAAAATGCGGTAACAGGTGGCGCAAGCAATGTGGCTGTTGGGTATCTTGCGGCAAACCAAACAACAACTGGCTCTGACAACACTGTTATAGGCCGTGAAGCACTTTATTCTAATACCACAGGTGCATATAATACGGCTCTTGGTGAAGACGCACTTTTCTCAAACACTACCCAATCAAGAAACACAGCCGTTGGCTATCAGGCGATGCGTCAAAATAGCACTGGCTCTGGCACTGCTGTAGGTTTTCAGGCTCTTTATAGCCAAACTATTGGTGTTGACAATACAGGCGTTGGTAAAGAAACACTTGGGAGCAATACTACTGGCAATAGAAACACCTCTTTAGGTTATCGTGCCTTATTTGCAAATACTACCGCATCCGACAATACTGCTGTTGGTTATCAAGCTGGTTATGCAAACACCACTGGAACATTAAATACTGCTGTAGGAACACAGGCTTTACGGTCAAATACGACTTCAAATAATAATACAGCAATGGGTTACTTTGCTTTATATTCAAACACTACTGGCACACAGAACACTGCTGTTGGT